AATGGCATGTAGTTTAACTTCAGGTATAAGTTTACAATGTAGAGATAATATTGGTGGTATTGACGCTATCTATATTTTATCTGGATCTGTAAGCTCTATTACCGATAGTGCAGGTGCTATTTCTGACATTAATGGATCTGGAACTTTCTTTAAATTGAATCTTCAGAGAGGTGTAGGTGATTATACCGAAACACCAACTCCATCGTTAGAAAATGGAACCGTGCATTATGTACAAACAATCAACGTGGCATTTCCAAAATTAGATGCTTCTTTAAGAAATCAAGTGAAAGTGCTTGCACAATCACCTGACTTGAAAATCGTAGTTCAGACCGCAAATGGTGCTGACGACAACGTAGGAAAATTCTTCTACGTAGGACGATATAGAGGAGCAACTCTAACAGGAGGTGCTGGAACTACTGGAGCTGCATTCTCGGATGCTAACCAGTACTCACTTACTTTTGAAGCAAACGGAGAACCTTACCCAGCAGAAGAAATCACCACATCAGGTGCTTTAACTGACGCTTTAACAGGTATCACTGTAGCATAAATTAACTTAGAAACAGGGGTTAGGTTTTAGGCTTAATCCCTTTTTCTTATATTATAAGTAATGATAAACTTCTACAGAAATAATCCTACTAATACGTTTGCAGTATACCCTGACTATACATCGTCATATTCTAATAGACCGGACGTTAGGTATACTTTTACTTTAGATCAGGATTATGATAGGAGTTTAACTACCTTTACCGGGTCTTTAATTAATACACCAACCAGAGTTAATCCAAGACTTGTATTTCAAGTAACAGGTTCAGCAATACCTGAATGGAGTGGTTTATATACGTTTACTTTACAAGAATCATTAAAAGTATCGTATAAGTGGGGACAAGCTCATTTTATTTGGAACGACTATCATGTTAGATGGTCAGAATTAAACAACGACATTAGTCAATCACTAATAGACTCAGATAGAGCTAAAGTATCTGGCAGTGATGCAATAAACTTTCAATCATATACAACTTCATCTACAGAATATATTTATGATAGTGGATCAACACCACCAGACAACATACAGTATACAGGTTCAGTACAAACTGGAGCTTACATAACATATCATTAAAATGGCAAATAAAACAAATACAAATAAGATGCACTTTGCTAAGCTTGAGAGGTTTGCTACACCTCTTTTGTCATATAAAGAAAAATCTGATGGTAAGTACGTTCGCAGTGGGAATGATAATAATTTTCCACAACATATAATCGAATTATATAACAGATCATCAATACATGCAGCAGCAGTAAATGCAATCGTAGAAGCAATTGTAGGAGAAGGACTTACTGCAAATCAAGAAACATTTTTAGATAAAGCCAATCATCATAACGAAACATGGAACGATATATTCAATAAAGCTGCTTTAGACTTTTATTTACATGGTTCATTTTCTTTAGAGATTATTTGGTCAAGAGACAGAAGTAAAATAGCAGAAGCATATCACATTGACTTCTCTACTATTAGAGCACAAGAAAAAGATCATAGAGGTCATATACCAGGATACTACATATCAGAAGAATGGAAAAAATACAGTGAAGTAGGAGAAGATGTTCATTACCTACCTGTATTTAACCCTATGTTAAAACAGGATCAACCTTCTCAAATATTTGTTAGTAAATCATATAGACCTGGACAACAATATTATCCGCTGCCTGTTTATATGGGAGCGTTAAAAGTAATTGAGTTAGATACAGCAGTAGATAGCTGGCATGTTTCTAACATCAATAACGGTCTGGCTCCTTCACTTGCCATAACAACATTTATGGGAGCATCAGTAGATGATGTAAGAGTAGTAGAAGAGTCTTTAAGAGCTAACTACGGAGGAACAGAAAATGCAGGATCACTTCTATACATGGATGTAGATAGTCCTGAAAATGCTCCTAAAATAGAACCAATACCACAGAATGGTGCAGATTCATATTATTCAGATTTAAATGATATGACTATTCAGAAAATACTAACTGCACACAGAATCACTTCACCAATGTTATTAGGTATTAAGACAGAGGGTCAACTTGGTGGAAGAGATGAAATGATAGATGCAATGTTATTATTCCAACATAACGTTGTTCAACCTTTACAGCAAGATATTCTTAGATCTTTTGAAACTATCTTAGAAGTTAACTATCCAGATATTGTTATTGGTGTAGATACCAAACAATTATTTGAGGACGGTACAACACAAGAAGAAGTAGTTACTTCAGTAGAAGTTACTGAACAAGAAGATGCTGATATAAACGAAGAAAACAACCCATTAATCTGATAGTATGACTACAACTTTTTTAATTAGTGAAAACGTACTTAGAACTTACACCGACATTAATAATAATCTGGATAGTGAGTTAATTAAGAATGCCATTAGAGAAAGTCAAGATATTTTACTTCAGTCTACTATTGGAACTAATCTGTATCAAAAAATTATTACCTTAGTAGATGACGGTACAATTATTGATGCTGGTAATAGTAATTACAAATATCTTCTTGACAATTATATTCAAGATTATTTAATATATGCAGCATATTATTATGCTTTAGACTCAATTTACTTAAGAAGCAGAAACAACGGACTATTACAACCAGACGGGGGAGAAAATAGCAATGCTGTAGACAGAACTCTTTATAACCAAAAGAGACAAGTAGTTCAAAATAAGATGGAATACTATAACGATATGTTAACTAAGTATTTAATCGAAGAACAAGACTTATTCCCTGAGTTAAATAACAGCGATAAATTATACGAAACCAGACCTGATTATAGTACTAAATACGGACAACCATTTGCTTTTAGACGTAATACAATGAATGCAGCATATGCAAATCAATACGGTATACCGGTATATGATAGTAACTATCCTCAGTTTCCTCAACCATACTTTGGATACGGTAGAACTTCAAATAAACCTAAATAAAAATACTAATGGGAGTAAATCTTACCAACTTATATATTGACGAAACATTTCAGAAACTTGTACAGATAGACGGCAATGCAATATCTGATGGTACAGGTTCTGCTATTACTTTCTTAGATGTAACTGCATCATATGCTCCATCTTCAGCTACAGCATCTTATGCCTTAGATAGCCAGAAGTTAGGAGGTAAAGATTCTTCTGAGTATCCTACAGTATCAGGTTCAAACACCTTTGTAGGTATAAACAACTTTAACGCAGGAACTGCTTTTAACAACGAAGTAAGTCAGTTTAGTGGAAACTTTGTAAACTACGTTGGTGGAAATATAGAAACATACGGAGGAAGAGTTGCTGGAGACACTATGGGTAAAACAGATGGTTCAACAGTCTTTACAGGATCTTTTCAAGGAACTATCGATTCAGCTTCTTATGCTACATCAGCCTCTCATGCTGAAAATGCTAACACATCCTCAAATGCTCGAAAAGTAGATATCAACGCACCTGTAGACTGGAAGTATATCGTAGGAACAGATGGAGATGTAGGTTTTCAAAAACTATACGGTAACCTTCCTCAAATTAACAACACAACAAATGCTATATCGGCATCTACCTTTATAGGAGCTTTACAGGGTAACGCTACATCAGCTACCGTAGCTTCTACAGCAACAACAGCTAACAAAGTATCTATACAATCTCCAGGTTTTGATTGGAGATATATAACAAGTGTAGATGGTTTAGGTACCCAGTTTGTATATGCTAACAGTCCACAGATAAACGACCAGTTAAATGCTATATCAGCATCATCGTTTACAGGTAGTTTACACGGTACAGCATCATATGCTTTAAACGCTAACGTAGATTCTGGATCATGGGATGGACAGTTTGAAGGAGATGCAGGTATAACCGGATCGTTAACCATACCTGTTGATTTAAGCGGTTCTCTTTTACAACAAGGAGTGTTTGTTAGCAGTTCTTTTGCACAAGCATCTTTAAGAGACAGATCGTTAACTATTGAAGGAGGCAACGCATCTGTTATTTTAAGAGGTCAACAAAGCACATCCATCATTTTAGACAGTGATCAAGATTCTTATATACAGAAACAAGGAATAGGAAACTTTTACTTTGACAACTACGTAGGAAATACGATTATACAAGGTAGCGGAAGTGTTGTTGTTAATCAACCTTTACAAGCTAACGCAGGTGTAACAGGTTCTCTTTTAGGAACAGCATCATATGCCGATCAAGCTCTATCTTCTTCTTATGCCGTAACAGCATCATATGCAATACAAGCAGATAATGCAACTACTGCAACTACTGCTATATCAGCTATCGGAGCAACTAATACAGATGTTCAAGTAAAAAACTTAGAAGCTACACAAATAGATAAAGGAACTCCTTTATTCTTTACAGATAGTGGAACAAGTGGAAATATTGTTGGTGTATATAGAGCTGATGCTGCTAACCCAGCAAGAATGCCGGCAGGAGGTATTGCAGGAGAAGATATAGCAGCTGGAGCAGAAGGACAAGCATTCTTAGATGGATATATTGGAGGTGTGGATACTAATTTATTCACTTCTGGAGATATAGTATATGTTGCAGCTGGTGGTGGATATATAAATTCAAGACCTACTGGTTCAAATGTACAAGTTCAAGCTCTTGGATATGTAGCTAAAGCAGCTATAAATGGTTCAGGTGTAATTAAAGGACCTGGAGTAGCAAATGATCTTCCTAATCTTCCTACTGGTCAAATTGTTGTTGGAGATGGAGGAGGAACTTATCAGTTTGTTACCACATCAAGTTTATCAGTAGCATCAGCAGTCAGCGCTTCACATGCAATATATGCTGAAACAGCAGGAAATGCTGGAACATGGGATGGACAATATAGCGGTTCTGCAGGCATAACAGGATCACTTACCGTATCAAGTGTTTTAGATGTAACGGGTGTAGATAACTTAGGAACAAACAACGTAAGTGTAACAGATATATACGGTGTTGAAGTACTTAAAGTTCAAGGTCTACCAGCAAACAAAAGACAAAACTCTCTGATTGTTTCTGGTGGTATGCAAGTTATCTTACCAACATTCCAATCAAGATTTGAAATAGCAGGTCTTGCTGGAAATACTATTGTAGCTGGAGCTAACATCGGAGCAAATGATTCATCAGGACAATACTCAGCAGGTATTGCTGGAGGTAACGGAGGTGTTGTACAAGTAACAGATAACTTTAACAATAACGACTTTGGTATAGCCGGTCAAATGCAACAATGGGGTTACCTTGGTGATTGGACTGGACCAGGTATATATTCAAATGATCCAGGAGGAAACTATCCAACCATCGTAGGTTTCGAAGATGCCTCTAACTGGACAGATGGACGTGTAACATTCCTTACACCAATCTCTGCATCAGCAGGTGTAACAGGATCTTTGAATGTAAGTGGAGCTTTATCAGCAACAGGAAACATAACAGCAACAAACGGATACATAGCTGCATTTAACGGAAATGATATCTTTACAACAGTTGGAGGAAATATCGAAAACAGGGTTGGAACTCTTGCAAACAACACAGAGAAAGATCTTGTTCAGCTTGGACCTGTAACAGACCAGTTTGGTAACACATACAATCTTGCTCACAACTTGTTAGCCAACTATCTAAGCTTTGGTAAGTTTTACCGAGGTTCATATGGAGTTGAGTTTTGGGACAGCTACGGATACAACTACGGAAACGAGTTTTACGTATCTCCTTTGGGAACAAGATACCAAATGTTTTCTCCACAAGGAAAGTATGGAGCAGATACTTTTGAAGTTAAAACATCAGGAACCAACATTGGTGACACAAGAAAGCTTATAAATGTTCAAGAATATCGTGTTACAGTAGATGGTGATACACCAGAGGCAGTTGGCTATACTATTACAAACCCATCTGGTTCTCTTGCAGCATCTTCTTCTTATGCTACTTTTGGTGTAGGACAATCATACAACGATCCAACCAAAACATCTTACAGTACTCAAGCAAACTCCCTTAACTTTGGTAACTACGGTCCAAACTCTGGAGATGTTGAGATTACCTTTGGAGGACCTCATGGATCGTTTGTAAACATGTCTACTTCTGGTTCATCCTTAAACTTAAATAAAGGAGCAGGATTTCCATATATTCAACTCGATGCTGATCACAGAATAAACTTATACTCACAAAATATCAACATCAGCAGTTCAGCAAATATAAATGTTGATGCTCTTGATACGTATATAAGATCAGATGTTGAGATAACAGGATCTGTTAACATTTCAGAAACGATAAAACTTGCACCACAAAATCCTTTACCAACAGGAGCATTAGGTGAACTTGCTGTATCAGCATCTAACTTGTATTTCCATAACGGAACAAGCTGGAGTCAAATAAATTAAAAAACATATAAATTATGAAAACTTGGACAAGACAAGAATTAACAGATTTAACAATGGAGCAATATAATGCTTTATCACCTGAACAACAGTTAGAAGTTCGTACACAAGGAAGAGCTTATAGAAATGAAGCTTTTGGTGAACCATTAGAGTAAAAAATATTTTATTATTTCGGTAGGGTTTCCTTTATCTGTCATTTGTTTCCCCTACCTTTCTGACCCGGTCTCCCATGTGCCGGGTCTTTTTTTAGGTAAAAGTTGGATAATTATAATAAATGGTTTATATTATTAGTAATGGAATTAACACAAAAAGAAAAATACGTAAGAGAGGAATTAGCCAAGCTATACCCTCAACTTATAATAAACTCTAAGAAGACGTGTGGGGTGGCTTTTGATAAGCATGGATTAGATCTGATAGCAGTAGCTGTAGAGTTTTTTCTTAATAAACCTATAGATAAACAAGTAGAAGCTTTTAAGACAGGTAAAGCAGAAAACTTCATAACATTTATTATGGGTACTCAGTTAAAGAGTTCATCAAGTAAGTTTTATAGAGAGTATAGACACCACCATATAAAGCAGAGAGAGTTCTTTCCTAATTTTGATTACGAAAAGTATTCAGATGACCATGTAAGTCATTTACACGTATTTGAAGATGAACCAGATGAGTTTTTACAATGCTTACAATGTGAGTTAGAAAAATTACCAGCATATGAACAGATGGTATTTAGAAGATTACTTATAAACAAAGAACCTGCTTCTACTTTATCTAAAGAATACGATATTCCATACTATAATTTTAAACAGACAGCAACACAAGTACAAAAACAACTAAAAAACAGATGCAAACATTTTATTTAAGCCTTATAGTTAATGTTATCCTTATGATAGCTTTACTCTCTGTAATTTTCAAGGGTAAGCTAATATCTTGGTATACCTCAAAAAAGATCGTTCGGGAGAGAAAGGATATTGAAAGAATAAGAAAAATAGTATTAGATTATTTGAATGAGTTAAAAAATGATTGAACCAACGATATTTAATGTTATAGGTTTGTCCGTAATAGGTGTAATGATTGCATTCTGGTACGAACCGATACAAAAGCCAAAGAATTACCTTATTAAACTTCTTCCATGTAGAGTTTCTGTCATTGTTAATAAGGTATTAAGCTGCAGTAAATGTTCTTCCTTTACTTTAGGTCTACTTCTTACTCTTGACATCCCTGCTGCAGCTCTTTGTGCTTTATCTGGCTTTATCATTGGATTTATTATTGACTACATAAACGTATGGTATGAAGGATGAACAAATAAAGTACCTTTTAGAAGTATTTCCTATACATAAAGGCAGAACGTTAAGAGGTGAAACTCTGGCAGTATATTATGAAACAGAAAGAATCTTAAAACAAAAAGACACAATACAAAAAAGAGATTGTTCGTGTCAGTATAGACAACTGGCAGAACAGGTTAATAAAAGTTACGATAATTGGTTACGAAATTTCAATGAGAAGGAATAAATATGTCACAGATGATGATTATGTTCAAGCAGACTATGTTATATACAATAATCTTGATAAATCTTTATTGCCGGGTTTTACCCAAGTATTGGATGTTACGGATGAAGAGTTTGTTCAAGCAGTACTCAAAGAGGGAGAGCAATGGGTAGATCTATCACCGTTAGGGTATTCAGGATACATAGTAACAAGTTACGGTAGAACTTTAAATACAATAAGAAAGAAAGCCATAAAGGTTAGAATAACCACAAATACGGTTCATTTGTATATACAGGGTACTTACGTAAATATTGAAGATATTTTCCAACAACAAAACTGGGAGTTTGATACAAAACTTATTAAACGTTATTTCGACAAATATAACTGGCGATACTATGAGTACACAAACTAAGGAGACATAAGCTATTTATTGTTGAACATATAATGTATATAAAATGGCTGGAAATAAGCTTAGCGACAAGGAGATAAAGGATAGAATAAAGAAGGCTTACGAGTTAAGATACGAAGAAAACTACACCCAAGAACGTTACGTTAAATGGGCAAAAGAGTATTATGGTGATAAGTCAGAACAACAACTATGTCAATACTTCACCAAAGCAAAAGAACTATATGAAGAGACATGGAAGGATCTACTTCAGAAACAATTAAAACCTGCCACACAAGAACTAATACGTCTTATGGCAGATGAAAATCCAAAAATAAGAGATGCTGCTGTTGCAAAGATCTTTAAATACACCGGTAATGATATTCAGAAAATACAGGCAGATATAAAAGGAGAAATTAAAGTTTCTTTTGCTGATGACGAATAAAGAGTTAGAAATAATTCTTGAACGGTTATATCATTTAGAAACAGCATATAAAGGATTTACAACACGGTTAAGATTATTAGAGGCAGAAATAGACAGATTAAAACAAAAAAGTGAACGTTAAATTATTTACACCTTACGATAAACAGAGACAGTTTATTAATAGCTTTATCGATAGTGATGATTTGTTTGGATGTGTGGTAAGTCCGAGGGGTAGTGGTAA